CGGCTATGACGTTCTGGCAGTTGGTGTGAAGAAGCAATTCGACCCATCACTGCCCCCTCGACCAAGCGACATGAAGCTAGTAGTAGAAAATTTCAAACAACATTTCATCAACGGACTGAAACCCCAACGACAACCCAAGCAGCATTTCAGCTATGAAGAGGCGATTCTTGGTTTACCAGGAATGGAGTTCTTTGATGCTCTGAATCTGAGTACTAGTGCAGGTTTTCCCTATGTCAACACCAAACACGCCCAGAATAAACGACGTATCATTAACGTTGTAGGCGAAGGCGATGACAGAAAGGTTTTCTTGGATGAAGACTTGGCTGAAGAGCTAGAAAGCTCACATCAGAAACTGAAGTGCGGAATTGTACCCAACTTACTCTATCAGGACTTCTTAAAGGACGAACGACTGAAATTCACCAATGGAAAGCAGAAGGAGACACGTCTTGTGAATGGATCAGCTACAGCGTTAGCTATTCTGAAGCGGATGTACTTTGGTGAGTTTCTTGCAGCAAGCAGACGGAACAGACACGACACCGGAATCATGGTTGGCATCAACATCCATGGTCTCGAATGGACACAACTTGCAAGGAATTTGCTAAGGAAGGGTAGTGATATTTGTTGTGGAGATTACAGTGCCTTCGGCCCAACGCTGATAGATGCGGTAATTGAAGCATTTGGTGAGCTCGCAAACCATTGGTATACTACGTTCACTGGAGAAGAAGATGAAGTGAGCAACAGAGTTAGAAGGACGCTGCTAGTGTTGGCTATTCATAGTCAACATGTAGCAGGTGACGTAGTATATCAGACTCATCAAGGGTCGCCATCAGGTGATATAACCACAGCTGATATAAATTCATGGGTTAACAAGATCTACGGAGCTTTGGCCTGGCAGGATGTGTTTCGAGACACTGTCCTGTCGGACCTCAGTTATTATCATGAATTTGTATATGATGCTGTTTATGGCGACGACAAAATCACTGCCGTGAATGAACAAGTGATCGGCAAGTACAACAACGTGACACTCCAAGAATATTTCGATAGGATTGGAATCACATACACAGACATAACCAAAACGGGTGAAATGTGCATGGCTAGGAAAATAGAAGACAGTAGTTTCCTGAAGTGCATGTGGATCCCACACCCAACACGACCCGGCTTATATTTGGCTGCGCTTGAGAAAAGCGTGATCGAAGAAACGGCACTTTGGTGCCGCCAAGCGAAAGGAGTTTCCAAGGCAGAAATGTCGAAAGAAGCTGCGCAGACTTGTATAAGCCTAGCTTACTCCCAAGGACCACGATACATGGAACGAATCGCAGGGCTGTTAGATGAGTTTTACTCATCTATCGGAGAAAGGCTCATAGTTAGGTCCTGGGTGAC